GGTGCCGCGCTTGATGCGGATCTGGGCCATGGCGGCTTAGAACGTACCGCCATCGACGGTCTCGACCGCCAGCGTTGCGAAGGCGTTACCGGCGTCCTTGGTCCAGCTCATGCTCGCCGCCATGCGCAGCACGCCGTCGGTGCCGTCGGTGCCCCACAAAAAGCCGGGTGCGCCGCCTGAGATGACGGCGACGCGTTCGTCGGTGGCGCCTGCGGGGATCGCCAGCGCCGCCTTGAACGTGTCGAACGTAACTTTTCGCTCTTTCTGCCCGGTGGCGTCGGCATCGTGAATGATCAGCAGATCGGTCGCGCCGTTGATCGCGCCCGCGGTCGACAGATCGTCGATCGCCGGCACCACGGCCAGCTTGGTCGTGGCGTCGGTGGCCACGTGCAGGGTGCCGCGGTCGGTGGTGATGAGCGGCTCGCCGGCCAGCATGCCGCTGGTGGGCAGGTTGGCCTTGATGCCGCGTTTGAGTTGGATGCGTGCCATGGTGCGATTACTCCTGGTGTGGGGCTAGAACGTGCCGCCGTCGATTGTTTGCAGGCCGAGGTTTGCCCGGGCCGCCGCTTTGGCGGGTTCGTCGTCGAACTCCGCCAGGCGCAGGCTTACCGCCAGGGCGCCAATGCTCTCGGGCGTGATCGCGCCGCCGGAGCCGTCGCCCGGGGGGCCGGGTGGGCCAGGCGGGCCGGGCTCGCCGCGCAGCACCGGGGCAAAACCGAATGACAGACAGTCGCCGGCCAGGCTCAGGGTGAGTTTGCAGCGGGCGCTCATTGGGTGACCGCCTGCACCAGCTGCACATCGCGGCTGTTCGAGATCAGCACGGTGCCATCGGGCGCCTCGAGGCGCACATCGACCGCATAGCGGCCGGGCGCCCACGCGGCCTGCTCGGTGGCCAGGGCGCCGATCGACAGCACCCCGGCGGCGGCATCGAGCCAGCTGCAGTTGAGCTCGATCACCCCGGCCGGGCCGCGCAGGTGACTGCGGGCGAGCCAGCCGGTCATGTTTTGCGGCTGGCCATCGAGCGCGAGCGCGCCCACCAGGTCGAGCGTGGCGCCGATCTTGTGGACGTAGGTACTCACGCGTCGCCCCGGGGTCAGTCGAACAAGCTCACGCGGGCAAAGCCGCCGTAGCTGCCGTCGCTGACGAGCTCGGGCACATACAGGCCGGCACCCGACAGCTTGAGCGTCGCCTCTTCGTTGGTGAGCCAGCTGAAGTCGCCGTCCATGGCCAGCGCGATGCGCGGGATGATGACCCGGCCTTTCTTGCCGTCCTGGTTCACGCCGTTGAAGATGATGCCGCGCTCGACGCTGGCCGCGCCAAATGCGGCGATATTCACATAGCCGCCGTAGGCATAATCGACACGCAACGGCTCGACATGCGCGGCAGGGTGAGCGATCAGCCGGCAGCGGGCGTGATCTGCGTCTTCCACGGTGTAATGGGTGCCGGCGACGTAAACGAGCGGCGTCACCGCAGTGCTGTCTTCAATGACGATCGCGCTGGCTTTGGGGTGGCGCAGGTTGAAGTAGTCGCCGGGCGCGAGCTCGGGTAGCTGCTCTGCGGTGACGGTGCCCGACTCGACCACTACGGCGGCGCCAAACAGCGCGGCGGCCAGCGTGCGGCCGCTGAACTGGTACATCGACAGCGACACACTCATGGTCTTGCCGGTCTCGAGCTGGGCGAGCGTCAAGCGCTGGCCGCTGCAGCTTTCCTGCAAATCCTTGGTGGTGCGGGCGATGTTGGTGGTGAGCGCGCTGTTACCGCAGCCTACGCGATAGACGTCCACCAGATAGCCGGAGTCGGGGCGGCCATTGGCGATGTCGAAGGTTCCGATCTGGATGGGGCCGTTGGCCGTCCAGATCATCGAGGTGTCAGGGGTGACTGCCATGGGTTACTCCTTCTTGCCGGCCTTGCCGGTGTCGGTGTCGGTGGGGGTCTGCTGGGCTACGCCGATGGCGATCAACCACTCGGCCGAGGCCGGGCGCAGCGTGAGCGTGGCGCCGGCGGGGTATTCGCGCCCGGCGTGGGTGTGGGGTTTGAGCAGCGTTACGCGCATTGCGTAGTCCTCCGAAAACGGCTTGTAAAGGCGAGCGGCACATAGGTGCAGCCGTCGATTGTTGCGGGCGCAAAACCCGGGGTGGCGCTTCGAAGCGCGCCGTAACCGTTGCCGGCATTCCAGCCGTCAAGCGCATCGAGCACGGCGTCACACAGCACGCTGGCGTCGGCTCGCGGTGCGGCCCCGGCTTTGATGTCGCGCACGTTGCGCACCGCAGGCACCACCACCCAGGTTTGCTCGACATGCGCCCAGCCAGGCGGCAGGGGTGCGGCCTCCTGGATGATGCGGTGCCCGCCGTACGCCACGCGCACGCTGGGCTTGGGCAGGCTGGCCTCGGTCGTGGCTGCGAGGTCGGCCGTACTCAACACATGCACGCCCAGGGCATCGCGCACGAGCGCGTCCAGGCGCGCCACAATGAGGGGCTCGAGGCCCAAGAACGTGGTCACTGCAGCCCCCCGCCCGGCCGGCGGCGAAACAGCGCACCGCCCGAGTTTTCGAGCACCTCGCAAACCTGCGGAATGGTCGGCGTGCCAGGGCGCTCGCCCAGGCTCACCGTGCCGTCTGCAATGTGGCGCAGCACCCGGGCGCAGTCTTCGTAGCGCTTGCGCACCTCTTCTGGCGCGGCGTCGTCATACAGCCGATAACGGCTGATGTCGCAGGCGATGCGCCGCAGTAACGTCGGCGTAGGCTCGAGCGGCAGCGGGTAACGCGTGCCCACATAGCCGTCGATCTCGCCCGAGGCGTCGTCGATGGCCCGCTCGACCCGGTCGGCGTCGATCACGTCAAGCGCGGCGCCCTGGGCAATCTGGGCAATCTCGCGCTCGCCAAACCGGTCGATCAGGTCTTGCAGGATGGCGTAGGGCATCGCGGCTTACTCGATCTCAGCCAGTGGGCCGCACTCCGGCACCACGACCAGGTCGGGGTCGGTGAGCATGCGCAGGATCTCGTCTTCGCTGAACTCGTCTGCGCTGACCCGCTGCTCGGCCACGCTCCAGGCGCGACCACAGCGGCGAAAACCCTCGCGGGTGGCTCGCACACGCAGGTGCGTGACGGGCAGCACGGCCTCGTCGAGCATGCCGTGGATGACCTGGCCGAGGACTTCTTCGACGCTGCCACCGGGCGCAGTCACCGCCTCGGCCTGCGCGGTCCCCTCCCCGGCCTGCCGCGCGAGGTCTTCGCGCGCAGCCTCGGCTACGCCGGGCGGCTCTGTCGCGGCGCCCGAGGCCATCGCCCCGGGCGCCGGGCCTACGGCCTCGGTGGTGGTTGTATTGGTGCCGGCGCCAGTTTCCACAGCGCCGCCGGCCGAGCCCGCCCCTTGGGCGGTTTTGTGCTTGTGGCTGGCCATGGTGCTTACTCGAGCCAGGGCGACACGATCAGCTGCGCGGTGCCCTTCCACACGTTGGTGGCGCCGGCGGTGTTGCGCTCGGCGTTGAGCAGCTCGAGCGCCTCGGCCTCGTTGCTGGGGCCGACCACCAGGTGGGTGGGCATCACCCCGAGCGGCGAGCCGTCCGGGCGGAACTGCGCCGCCAGCGAAACGCGCGCGGCTTCGTAGTTGGTGGCATCCAGTGCGAGCTTGGAGCCGACCGCCAGCTGGTGGAAGCCGAAGCCTGCGGTGTAGCGGGCATCGGCGCCGAACACGAACTCGTCGTGGTCGAACACATGCGGGTCATCCGGCCGGGTGCGGCTCACGAACTGGGCCTTTTTGCGCTCCTGGAAAATCATCGGCTTCATGAAGGCGCGCGAGAGATCCATCAGGAACCACGGCGCACCGCTGCCGCCCTGGGTGTTGCTCCAGCTCACCTCGGCCTTGGCGCGGTTGTAGCTGGCGTGGTCGGTGTCGAAATAGTACTGACCGTCGAAGCCGCTGGTGGTAAAGCCGGCCGCGAGCAGGCCCCACACCAGGTCATCGGGGTGGCGCGCGACGAGCTCGCCCTGCATGGCGAACACGTTCGAATAGATGCCCAGCTTGTCGTCTTCGATCGCATCGCGCTTGACCGCGATCGTGTTCTCCCACTTCTTGTTGCGCAGCTGCGCAGCGGTGGCCTCGAGGTTGTTGTAGACGCGCTGGCCGACCCACTCGCGCATGCCGGGCAGGTCTTTCATCCAGCCGTAGTTCTCGGCATCCGACGTGCTGGGGATCAGCAT